TGCTAAAAATTGAAAACTTCTGACGAAAAATTGATTACTGCAACTTTAAAAAATTGATAAGAAAATAATTATAGTCTCAACAAGGCAGTAAAGAACAATAACAAGATGAACAACAAGATGAACAACAACAGACGCAACGACTTGGAAAATGAAATCGTGATAGCAGAAATGTATATTGAAGGGAGAGCGAATGTTCTAAACAGAAAGCACCACCCACTAACCAAAGAACATTTGCAGAATTATAGTGCTGTACGCAAGTCAATGACGGCTGCGAAACTGAAGGTTATCTCAAAAATAGCCGACTCTTTGAAGAATAGCGTTGTAAGGGACTTTATTACGGAACAGAAATGGGAGTTGAACAATCAGACACAAATGAACTTGTACTATTACAGGGTGATGAAAAAATTAGGAGCGGCGACAGGCACTTATATATTCTTGATGGAGAAATTGACTGAAAAGATGCGTAAGCACGATTGGGTTTGTGTGTCATACAGAGCGAAACACACAAAAAAAATCCAAGTATTATATTTTAATCCTGACAAAAATCACGTAATAAAAAGGCACTTGAGTTGGTTTGAGAATCCCAAGAATCCGAAATATTCTGGTTTGACTATTGATGAAAAAATGATAAAAATATTCGGACCCTTGCCGCAAAGCGTAAATCACGCATACGTTCCAAAAGGTAAGTTATTTACAATCGTAGATGAGAGAGACAATCGCTTTAATGAGGTCTTGTTCAAAACTCTTGTTCGTCCTGAATTAAGAGATAAATTGAGAACGCATCCAGATTTTACAAGCAAATTCACTGGGAGTTGTATTATGATGAGAGATGAGGTTGATAATCCCATTACAGACCTTCACTGGTTGAGAGATGTGTTTGCTTACGACAACTATTTATAAACCAGTAGTTCTTGCTCTTCTAACGTAAGCCATTCGTTCGGCTTCATCTTGATATTGACTTGTGTGTATATTCTTGTATCCATCTGGTTTGGTAGTTTGTTCAACAGGAACATTTGTTTGTCTTTGTAGTGTAGGTTTTGTAGGTACGTAATTAGGATAGAATCTTTCCATTAATTTAATTAAGAAAAATTGCATCATTTTTTTTACAGCCGAGAAGAAATCCATTATATATATTACGAATAGATTATATTTAACTGACATTAACCAAATTCTCTAAATCATCTGGATTTTTAAGAGAAATATTATAGAATCGTTCGCTTTGATTATGACCTATTCCAAATAATTGACTCATCTGAATACCATCTTGACTATCTGGCTTTTCTGGTGTTGTGGTTCCATCACTTCCATCTGGGTTTTTTGTGTGGTTCGGAATCATTCCTAATGTATCCACTTTCATCTTGTGGTGTAATAGGTTTGAGGATTCTTTCAACTTGTGATACAGGCTGTACTTTTTGGATAGATAGGCGTTTCCATCTTCTCCTCTTTGAGATTGCGGTAGTCTGGTTATACGATAAATATCAATCGCAAGGTTATAATATTCTTTGGCTTGTTTCATTTCTAAATCCATATTTGCCGTAATATTTAGATACATTTCTACGGCAGTAATTGTTCCGATTAACATTCCGATTATACACGTCGTTAATGAAATCCATTTTTGAGCAATAAATTTCTGTAATCCAACTGAAGCAGTAGCATTTAGAGAACTCATTATTAAGACTGGGATACGGAAATACTTGGAATACGATTTGTAGTAGAAAAATGACTTACGATGATAGTGGTGTAAATTTATGCAATTTATCCTTAATTTCTCTAAAAGTTCTAAAACTTCTGGTGTCCATCCGCCAACCATTTTTTTATATATATTATGTATAGATAATGTCAGGAATATCCAATTATATTCTCAACCAAAAAATCAACGCAATATTGGGTAAAACAAGTGGGCTTCCATCTGTAATAGATTTAGACACCACATTAACAACTGGTAATAATGCTGGTTCTAACGATATTGATATGAATAATAACGACATCTTACAAGTAAATAATATTGACCTTACTACGATTAATGGTGGTGCTTATCCTCCTACTATTCCAACTACCCCCTCTGGAGCAATAATGTCTTACGCAGGAAGTGTTGCTCCAAGTGGATGGTTAATATGCGATGGGTCTTCTGTTGGGACTGCATCATACCCAGACCTATTTGCAGTTATTGGATATGATTTTGGCGGTAGTGGAGCAAACTTTAACCTTCCAGATTTAAGCCAACGTGTGCCGATGGGCGTTGGAGGAAGTTATGCAAGAACGAATACTGGTGGTAGTGCAACACATACTCTTACTATTGCCCAGATGCCTTCGCATAATCACGGCGTAAATGACTCTGGTCATTTCCATTCAGCAATTGCGACTGCTGGTAGCGGAGGAGGTACTGGTGTAGCGAGTTGGACGGTTGGGGGAGCGAGTGTTGGGAATGGGGGGACTTTTGGAACTACTGGTATTTCAACCACAGGAATTTCTATACAAAATAGAGGCAGTGGTTCAGCATTTAATATTCTTCAACCCTATTTAGTTCTATACTACATTATAAAAACTTAACCATAATCATTATAAAATATTTTATATCTATATAATATAAAATGTCAGGCATCTCAAACTATACTCTCAATCAAAAAATTAATGCTATATTAGGGAAAACGAGTGGGCTTCCATCTGTAATAAATTTAGACACAACATTAACTACAGGTAATAATGCTGGTGCGAACGATATTGATATGAACAATAACGACATCTTACAACTTAAAAACATTAATAATTTCCTATATTTTGATGCTGTAAATAGCCGAATGGGGATTAATGTCCCAGTTCCGACAGAAGATTTAGAATTAGATGGGAATTTCCAAATGAATACTGGTGGAACGAGCAAGATTGTTTTTTACGATACTCCCAACGACCACGAACACGCCGAAATAGATGCCGAAGGTGAATTAACTGATGGTGGAGTGATAAAATTCCAAACCAAAGTTGATGGTGGTTCTGTATCTGAAAAATTACGAATAAATAACGCAGGTGCATTAGGAATAGGTGGTGCTAATTACGGAGGCACAAATCAAGTCATCGTATCACAAGGTTCTATCAATCCACCAACTTGGAAAAATAATTACCCTAATATAGTGAGTGGTTTCCCTATCCCCCCACCAGCCCCTCTTTATGGCGACCAAATTTTATTCAACTTTACTGGTGCTGGTAATATTGGTGCTTATATGCCGATGATTTGGAACGGAGCAACTTGGAAAGTAATTGGAAGCACTATTCTGTGTAGATGGTTATGCGGAACTTCATCACAAGTTATAAACACAACAACACAGGCTAATATAACGATAGGCGATTATGGGAGTATAACATTTACGCCCCCTTTTACAGGATATTACGAGGTAGGACAAACTTGGTTCAAATGGGAACTTAATAGCGGTATAGGTATGAGCACTTATTTTTCTGCGACAGATGGTAGCGAACATTATAGATTATACTATACGGAAGATTGGAATGGTCCATACCAACACTGGAGGGCAGGGGTTTCTTGTCCTATTGTTGTTCAGTTAGATTCCACCAAGACATACCGATTTACCGCAAATATTTCATACGCATTTGGAAATCAAGGAACTCTACTTGCGAGTGGAAATACTGCTTATGTTAAAGCAATTTCATCGTAATTATTGAGATGGCTTAAATCAAAATTAGATATTTTAGGAAAATAAAAATATCTACTATAATATATAAAATGGATTTAGACAAGATTTTTGACCTCAAAAATATTACCGAATCTTCCAAGAATCTGTACAAACGCAACCTTCTCAAACTCAACGACGGAAAAGAAATCAAGAACCTGAAATTCTTGGCGGATGAACAGGGCATTTTAGAGAAATTGGTGAAATACAAGCCCAATACTCAACGCTCTTATATAATCGCTATAGTATCACTCCTTAAGTGTATGTCTATTTCTGACCCTAAAAAGTGGAAGAAATTGTATGATAAATATTACGCCATTTTAGAAAAACTTAACAAGGAATTGAAGTCTAATAATGACAAAACTCCCAAAGAAGAAGAAAACTGGATTACACAGGAGAAAATAGACGAAAAAGTGGAACATTATAGACCCATTTTAGATATGGCTCGGAAGAAGAAGAAGTTGGACGAACGTGAATTCAAAGACTTGCAATACTTTTTAATACTGGCTCTGTTTGTTATGCAACCTCCTCGTAGAAACCAAGATTATCAGAAAGCGGTCATCTGTAAAAAACTGGATAGAGATGTTTTAGAGAAAATGAATGTCGTGGATTTAGAAAATAATAAATTCTTGTTTTCCAACTACAAGACAAAGGGTACTTACCAGATTCAGGAACAGCCTATTTCAGAAGAAATCAGAGATATTCTTGACCTTTATATTAAGCACCATCCCCTTAAGAAACAACTTACGAATAAAACCTGTATCCCCTTTTTAGTAGATTACTTTGGGAATACTTTAGACAATAATAATGACATTACCAGAATCTTATACAGAATCTTTGATGGAAAGAAAGTCGGCTCCAGTATGCTACGGAAAATATTCCTTACCAACAAGTACGGAGAGACCATTAAGGCGATGGAACAGGACGCTCAAATGATGGCGACAAGTGTGAATACGGCTCAAAACCATTATGTTAAGAACGATTCTTGACTATCTACTTATGATATAGGTGGGAATAAGATTGAATTCCCTACGGCTCCTCACATACAGGATATAGGAGGAAACTGGTTGCCTCCTGCTCCTTCTGGATACTGGTTTTATTAGAGTATTATATAATAGATACGATATTATATAATTCAAAATGGGCGTATTATATAATATACATCCAGAGTGTAGGGTCCGATTTTGACCCTACATTCTGCCTGAAAATCCGTTTTTTGACCCTACACTGACCCTACACTCTTACTGAAATAGTAAGGGGTTTTGAGTGATGTTGATTCAGTCCAGTGTCAAATGTACGAGTGTAGGGTCCAAACCAGTGTAGGGTACGATTTTGACCCTACACTCCCAGATTTCTACAAAATCCCCTATATAGCCCTACTCTTTTTCCCAGAAATGCAGGGTATGAGGCAGTGTAGGGTCCGATGCAACTCCATTATATATTTTTTTTTTGGACTATAAAAAATTCTC